CTGCTCTCAACTGAGAGTCAGGCCTGGTCACCAAGCTCCTTGCGGAGAGAAGACCGTCAGGGTTCAAACCCTGGGGTATCTTCATTTGGTGGCTGACCATTTCTCTTTTGTCCCTTTTTGTTAAGCTTAGCTTTCTTAACGGGACCTAGACCAAGCTTCTTTTCGAAGATGTCTAGAAGAGAAGGCCCTCTCGGATCCCCAACCCCCCTTTCGGAGGGTGTAAGGGGATTGTCCTCTACCGGGAATACACCTTCGGTGATCCCGGTTAATGACGTAATCCGAGCGAGAGAACTACCTGTCGGTAGTACTCCATTATCCACTTCTCCGTGCGCAAGCGTACGGCCCAACGCGATAACTTCGTTGGGGTGGATAATTCCTACCTCTGCAGCTTGCTGCAGAGATAGGGTGGAGTCACTGGCAGAGACCAATGTCTGTTCTTGAGGCATTAGTCGGAGGATATCCGACCAATGCTCGTCTACTCGAGACTCCCATGGTTTTCCGTTAGGGTTAAACCCTAACCCACCATACACCTCTGGGATTTCCATAATCCTTTTGGCGACGACTTTTTGTCGGGGACGAAGGCAACCAATGAATTGGCGGCCAAAGAATCGAGTATAATCTAAGAAATTCCGGTCTGATAAGTCCCTCCATTTAACAGTGGGTATTACACCACTAGGAAGGATCACCTTTCCGGCAAATTCTGTTACTAGATTAGACGAAATTGACTTGCTTTCAGATATGTCAACACCTAGGTGAGACATCGTTTCGCGGTAGGATGCCGCCAAACTATCGCCTTCGATGACTATGTCATCTCCAAGAATGCGATAATCTCCCTCATGTTTATCCATGAGAGTGCACAACACAGCATGATGCGTGAGTGCGAAAGCTGGGAAGGAGGGGCCTAACCCCAAGGGTTGGCCCTTTTTCCACGTCATAAGACGCTTCTTTCCCAATTCAGGGTCATTAACGACCCAAGGACTTTTGGAAATGTCCTCGAATAAGTCAACCAGTTCAAGAACTTGCTCAGATTGTCCAGCCTTTAGCAAGGCAAATGTCAACGACGCTGGAAATGCATCAGTGGCATTGGACAGGTCCAGGGCGTGAAGGGTAACACCTTCTTTGAGTCGGCTTTGAGCCCACTCCACCCCTTTGGACTGATCGTGAGTACAATCTTTTGGCATCCTTTTAAGAATGTCTAAGAGACCTTCCTTCAGTGGCTCTAGGGCCAACTGATGGAAGCGGTGAGGGTTTGCAATTGCCCTCAACTTGTACCCCGGTTCCTGTATAAAGGAAATTTTACCAACACCCCGATTCTCGAACGGATCGTGGGTGGCGTATGGTCGCCTATAAAGGTTCCCATCCAACACGTCATCATAGATGCGTGAAAATTTCTTTATTATCTTCAACGAGTCCCAACTCTGGAAAAAACCATGATATTGGGGTTCAAACTCGTTCTCAGGAACTGTACCCTTCCAAAACCAACCGGGAGCTCGTCTCTCGGAGGACCAGGGGAAGTGGAAGATATCCACTTTCTTACCTAGTTTAATTGGGGGTAAACGATACTTGAGTGAGAATGACTGAGAGTCAGCCGGTTCTTCCACAGCCCTCCGGAACTTGTTCCATTGAGCCTGTGTGGGACGACCGCCATGCAATTCGCTAGTATAAGACATACAGGCATTGATAGCCTTGGCTATCACCTTATGCTTACCACTATCTATCCCTTTCCAAAGGGGGCGGAAAGCACCTTTCGGTGTTCCGTCTGCATGTGTCGCTATCCACGAGGAAAGGTCAGCATTTTTACGTGCTAACCTATAAATGGCCAACGTCTTGAGATCTTTAAGACGTGAAATGGTCCATTCGTGCCCATTGTTCGAGTACCAGTGATCAATCTGGTCAACGAGCTGGTGTACTTGGTGCTGCTTCAGGCCTAAGCTACTTAGTCGATTACAGGTGATATTTCGCCTTTTAGACATAGCAATTCCTCCTTACGGATAGTTGCAATAACACCTCAGTCGACAGACAAAGGTCCTTGTCA